GTGGTCAAAAAAGAGGAATGGACGGAGTTAGAAATTTCTTAGCAAAAGGACAAGTAGTTGATGCTTCAAATAATGAAATTTCATTAGAAATTTTAGGTAATGCATTAAAGAAAATTTTTAATGCTGGTGGAGATTTAACAGGTGGAAACTATGCTTTATACGTTCCAGGAGTACAAAAGATGAAAATATCAAAATTACTAAAAGGATATATTCAAGCAAATCCTGAAACAACAACATTAGGTGCTATTGCAACTCATGTAGCTACTGATTTTGGAACATTACCAATAATAGTTTCAAATAACCTTCGTTCAACTGAAATCTTAATTTTAAATCATGATGATATAACATTAAGACCATTACAAGGCAGAGAAATATTCCATGAATATATGGGAAAAAGAGGAGACTCAACACAAGGTCTAATTCTTTCTGAATTAAGTGTTGAAGTTAGAAATATTCACACAATGGGAATGATAACTGGTTTAAAAAAATAATAAAAGGACAATGTCCCTGACAATGAGGTCAGGGATATTCCTAAAAGGGAGGAACAATGAAATTAAAACATAAAACATTTGATAAAGTATCAGTATATTGCAATGGAGAAGTATATAACTTTGTCAATGGAGAAATTGAAGTAGATGATATAGTAGCAAAGGAATTGTTAAAAAATCCTGCTATTGAAGAAATAAAAGAAACAAAAGTAGAAGAAGTTGCAAATATTGAAGAAGAAAATCAAGAAAATGTTGAAGAACATGGTGAAAAGAAAAAAGGAAGTAAAAAATGATAGGCTATGTTGAACTTGAAGAAGCTAAAAAATTTTTAGAAGAAAGATATTCAAATATAAATGAAGAAAAACTAAAAAGAGCTTTGTATCAAGCATTTGACAAAATTGAAAATATTGGTGCTAGAGAAGGTTATAAAACAGAAAAAAATTTTCCAAGAAAAAAGGATAAACCAAGAGTTTTAGAACTTATAAAAAGAGCACAAATATTAGAAGCCTATGCAATTATGACAGGTGGAAATGAAGATATAAAGAGGCTTGGTAAGGGGATAACAAGCAAGTCTATAAGTGATATGTCTGTTAGTTATGATAGAAGTCAAAAAATTGGAGATATAACATTTGCTTCTGTGGAGGCTGCAAGAATAATGAAAAGATTTTCAAGGAGAAGTTTTTGATGCAAGATATAGATAATGGTTATAAAAAAATTAAAGAAGAATTAGAAAAATTGGATAAATTGAAACTAATTATTTATATTGATGACAAAGCAACATATCCTGGTGGAATTAAAGTGGATTTTATAGCTATGCTTATGGAATATGGAAATGAAAATTTTGATGTACCTTTTCCTGCTCGTCCGTTTTTTCGTTCAACTTTTGATGCACATTATGATAATATTTCAAACCTTATGGAAAGATGTGTAGATAAGATTGCAGATGGGAAAATGACAGCACATAAGGCTTTTGAAACAGTTGGAAAAGATGTAGTAAAAAAAGTTAGAGAAATGATATTAAATGGGACTTATGCGGCACTTGCAGAAAGTACAGTAAAAGCTAAGGGAAGTGATAAACCTCTTTATGATACTGGAGCTCTTGTAAGAAGTGTTAAGTATAAGATTGAATAGGAGTAATTATGGAATTTACTTTAGATGAATTTGCTGGTGAAGAATTGAGAAATTATGAAATAACTAGAAAAATAACTGGCAATATTGATAATCCAAAAACAACAGATCATAAATTTAATGCTGCAATGCTTATATGTAAAAAAACTTTAAGAGGCTATAATCCAAACTTACAAGATGGTGGAAGAATTATAGGCGTTTTAAGTGGAAAAACTTTAAAAGTTGTTGGATTAAAACTGGATGATGTTATTGAAGTTGAAGGATATAAATATAAAGTAACTGAAATATTACCAAGAATTTATGCAGATTTTGTAGAGTTTTCACTGGAGCTGATGAGAAATGAACAATAGAGAACTTGAAGTATTTTTATTGAAAGAAATGGAAAAAATAAGTGATAAGTTCCAAATAAAGCCAAGTGTTGATTTTAAATATGATAGAAATTTAACTTTACCTCGTATAGTTTCAAGAACTCTTAGTAATAAAACTATAAACAAGTTTGAAGATAGAGAAGAAGGTAAAAAAGGAGTTTTCAAGCAATATGAAGTTCATCAACATGTTATAAGTTTTTCTTTTACTTTATCTGAAAATGAAAGTTTTGAAGATGTAGAAAAAATAAAAGAAAAATTTGAACATAAAATAGGTTTTGATTGGCTTATAGCAAGAAGTGGAAAAAGTATAGTTATAGAAGAGATTACAGCAACAGTAGATTTATCAGAATTAACTAAGGATAGTTACACAGAAAGATATAGCTTTGATATGTATATTAATACTCTTGAAGAAAATATTGCTGAAATAGAATATATTAAAAAAGTTGAAATAGATATAGAAACAAAATAAGGAGGAAAGAATGTCAATAATAGTAGGAACTGAAAAGAAAATAGTCTTTTTAAATGTTCATAAACCAGCACCAGTTGCACAAGCAACAGTCAATGTAATAGGTGTATTTTCAGTAAAAAAAGCAATTACAGAACAAAAAATAAATAAAATTGAAGATGTTACTGGATTAACTTCTGATGATGATATATATAAAATACTTCAAGCAGTCTTTAATGGAGGAGCACAAGAAGTATTAATTTATGGTAAAGATATTCAAGATAGTAAATATAAAGAGTTTTTTGATGAAGTAAAAAATGACTGGTTTGGAACAGTTGTAGATACAACTGATATTACAGAAATTGCTAAAATTTCTAAGGAAATTGGAGCAAGAAGAAAAATGCTATTTGCTGAGGTTTCAAAAGATGAAGATGTAATGAATGTTGATAATAAAGTAAAAGCAATTGGAGAAGATACAACAGCTTTATTTTTTAGCAAAAATGATGAAACAGTTGCAGGGGCTGTTGCAGGTTATGCAATATCAAAATTTCCTGGTTCAACTCTAATAGCAAATAAATTAATAAATGGAACAATAGATAGTGGTATGGTTGGAGCAGAGCAAAGCAAATTAGATACTTTAAACTGTAATTATATTGCTTCAATGAAAGGTCAATTAGGACTTGCAAATGGAGTAACTATTAATGGTAATAGTATAGATTTCGAGCACTGTGCAAAGGCTCTTCAATTTAGATTAGAAGAAGATATAACTTTATGGCTAAAAGCTACACCAAAACCAACATTTTATGATATGAGTCCATTGAAAGATGTTATTTTAAAAAGAACTAGAC